ATAACAACAGATTTAACAACAGAGAAAACAATCAACTATGAACTTACAGACAATGCAATACACACATTAAAAATAGTTGCTACAGATGCAGAAAATGCAACTGTTGAGAAGGTTTTAAGTATAAGCAAAGAGATAATGCCACTTCAAGAAGATGCTAGTTTAAGTGATATATCAACTAAGTTAGCAGAGATTGGAGAAGAGTTTAGAAATGGTAAAACAAGTATTATAAATACTTTAGCATTAAAGAATATAGAAGCAAGTTTGAATAACACACTTGTTGAGTTATCAGAGAAAATAAAAACAAGTTTTGATAGTTCAGACGCTAGTGTGCAGGATTTGCAAAATAGAATAACAGAATTGAATAATCAGCTTAGTCAAAGAAAAAAATGGGCTACAGGTAGATATACATTTACAGATTTAGATATTTCAAATTTTACCTTAAACTCTGAATCAATTGTTCAGACGAAATCAATTATAACAGATTTAAGTTTCACACCAAGTATAATAATAATTGATTCTATACAAATGAAAAGTGGAACTGATAGAGTTTATTTTCGATCTATAACAAATTTAGATATTACTATTGGTGCAAAATATACAAATTCATCCCTTCCAGTAGGAGGAAGTGGATATATTTATATACAAAAACCTACACCTAGTAATAATTTTTTATTAATTTTAACCAGATTAGATGGTCAGGGAAGAGAAATAAGCTTTAGTCCAATTGTTGGGGAGACTTTGACATGGTATGCATTTGAATAATAAGGAGGTAATAAAATGAATAGAGGAAATAGAATAATTTATAATCAAGACGGAAAGATATTACTCCAAACAGGAGAAGCAACAGGAGATATATTAGAACACGACACAATAACAGAATTAAATTTCATAGATTTAGAATTTGGAAGTATAGACTATAGTAAACAGTATATAGAGTCTATAAATCCAGTTACAAAAGAACCAGTTTTAAAAAATATAGAGATTGTTTTGACTAATGAACAAAAGAGATTAGAAGTATTAGAAAAAGAGCTAAGCATGTTAAAAGAAGAAAATAAAAATAGAGATAGTGAGATAGTAAACACTGCTTTTGAAATAGAAAATATAAAATTAAATAATAACATATAGGAGGAATTAACATGTATAATTTATTAAAACTTATGATAGAACAAAAGAACTATAGTACTAAAGAGGATTTGCAACACAAAATGGATGTATTCTATGCAGTAAATAGGATTACAGAAGAACAATATTTAGAACTAACAAGTTTATTAAAGAAAGAAGAAATACCAGCAGAACCAACAGTTTAAGAGAGGTTCTTTTTTTATTTCTAAAAATATATAAATTCATTTACATTTTGCCTACACTTCATCTACACTTTGTAGACGTTTATAGTTTTAAAATTAGGTACAATAAAACTATAAATTAAGAAAGAGGTGGATTAAATGGCAACAGTTTATGAATTTAATTATACAGGAAGTGAACAACGTGCTACATTAAAACCCGGCAAGTATAAATTAGAATGTTGGGGGGCTTGTGGTGGTAGATATAAAGCTGATGATTTTACTACTTGTGCAAAAGGTGGTTATGCAAAAGGTGAAATTATATTAAAAGAGAAAACTAATTTTCGTATTTGTGTTGGTCAGTCAGGTTATGAAAAAGTTCTATCTACTTCTTCTTTTACTAGAACTGGTTATAATGGCGGTGGTGCTGGTGGATATTCTAATTTTGCTCCTTACAAATGGTCATTTGATGGTGGTGGTTCAACTGATATAAGACTTTCTAGTGGTAATTCTTCTTGGGATGATTTAGAAGGTTTGCTTTCACGTATACTTATAGCAGGTGGTGGCGGTGGTGCTAGTGAATCTTCTGTTAGTAAACTTGGTCATGGTGGTGGCTTAAATGGTGATAACGGAATTGGTTATCAAGGTAATTTCGCAGGTGGTGGCACACAATATCAAGGTGGTATTAATAATAGTTCAGATTTTGATGGTTTATTTGGTAAAGGTGGTAGTTATAATAAACATATAGGTGGTGGTGGTGGATGGTTTGGTGGTGCAGGTTGTGTTACAACTCAAAGTGCTGCTGGTGGTGGAAGTGGTTACGCACTAACTAAAGATAGTTACAAACCACAAGGATATATTCCATCATCAGAATATTGGCTAGAAAATGTAGTTATGACCGCTGGAGGTAATACTACTAAAGCGGATGGTTATGCTAAAATAACATTACTACAAGCATTACCATTTTTGAATATATCCTCATATAATTCCACACAGGCAATATTTAAGGCTGACCACACAGACCCTACACTATTAACTAAGATAGAATATTTTATAGATGATACATTAAAAGAAACTATAACAACAGACTTAACAACAGAGAAAACAATTAACTATACATTAGAAGATAATGCTCTACACACACTTAAAATAGTTGTTACAGACAATGCCAATGCTACAGCAGAAAAAGTTGTAAGTATAAGCAAAAATATAATGCCATTAGAGGATGGTGCTAGTTTACAGGATATAGCAACTAAAGTTAGCGAAATGAAAGATGGCTTAAAAAGCGGAAAAAGAAGTATTGTAAATGTATTAACATTAAAGGATATAGATGCAAGTTTAAACAATACATTTGTTGAATTATCTGAAAAGGTAAAAGATTATTTTGATAACGCAGATTATTTTTTCCAAGAGGCTAACAAAGGAAAAGAATTAATTGCAACTACCATTGGTTCACCTGCAACAAAAGAAAATACTTATCAAGAATTATCAAGTTATATAACTGAATTTAAAAATACTATAGGTACACTGACTACTCAACTTGAAAGTGCTAACAATAAACTGACAGACCCTTATATTACAAAAGTGAATAACAGAGGTGTTCCAAGTACTTTTACAGTTGATTTTCGCATGTATTATCCATCATCATCATTTACTCGTAGAAGTACTTGTATATATGTTGATGCTACTTTTATTCACTATACTACACCAGGAGATATGAGTACAGGTGTTCATAAAAGTGTTAAATATGTTAAAACTGATACTAAAGATTTGAATGGTTATCGAATATTTTATGATGGTGATGGAACTCTCAGCTTAACTTATGAAAATAATTCTGTGAGGGTTGTTATACAAGGAGGATATACAAGTTCACCTGGAAGAAAAAAATCTGATGTTTATTCTTATAATGTTCGTATGGTGAATACTTATTGGGATTAATAAAGATATTAAAAAAGTATAGGTGTTTGTATGCCAATAGAATTAAATAAAAAGAGCTTAGATAATTCTAAGTTCTTTTTTTATGTAAAAATTAGGAGGTAGTATGGAAGAAATCAGCATAAATCTATTATGTGCAGTAGCAGGGGTTATAATATCCTACTTAGCATTTAGAAATAGCTCAAACAGAAAGATACAAGATGAAACAGAAACAACTACAAAATTAGAACAACAAACAACTTTTCTGTGTGAGAATGTAAGAGATATAAAGCATGATGTAGCGAAGTTTAATACTAGTTTCTTAGATATTAGTGAACGAGTTGCAAAAGTAGAAGCAAGTACAAAACAAGCACATCTTAGAATTGATGAAATTATAAATAGAATTGGAGGAAAATAAAAGATGGATAATTTAATAAGTTTTATACCAGAGCAGTTGCTAATTTTAGTAGCTGCTCTCTCTATTATAGGCAAAGGTTGTAAAAAATATAAGCAATTAGATAATAAATACATTCCAATTATATTACTTGTGTTGGGAATTGGATTTTCAATATGGATGCTAGGATTTAACCCTTCATCAATTTTACAAGGTATTTTATGTTGGGGAGTTGCAATAGGAGCAAATCAAGTTTATAAACAGTTGAAGGAGGAAAATAAATAATGAAAGTAGTAGTAGTACCAGGACATACACTAACAGGAAAAGGAACAGGGGCAGTTGGTTATATAGATGAAGGAAAAGAAAACAGAATTTTAACTGATTTAATTGTAAAATGGTTGAAACAAGGTGGAGCTATTGTGTATACTGGAAAAGTAGATAAATCTAATAACTATTTAGCAGAACAATGTGAAATTGCCAATAGGCAAAATGTAGACTTAGCAGTACAAATCCATTTCAACGCAAATAAAACAACTCTAAATCCTATGGGTACAGAGACAATATACAAAACTAACAATGGTAAGGTATATGCTGAAAGAGTTAACAAAAAACTATCAACAATATTTAAAAATAGAGGTGCAAAATCGGACGCAAGAGGTCTTTACTGGCTTAGTCATACAAAAGCACCAGCAATATTAATAGAAGTGTGCTTCGTAGATAGTAAAGCAGATACAGACTATTATATCAGACATAAAGACATAGTTGCTAAATTAATAGCAGAAGGTATTTTAAATAAGACAATAGATAATAAAGAGAATGGTGAGGGGAAAATCATGTACAAACATACAATCGTTTATGATGGAGAAGTTGACAAAATCCCTGCAACTGTAGTTGGTTGGGGTTATAATGATGGGAAAATACTGATATGTGATATAAAAGATTACGTACCAGGTCAGACGCAAAATCTTTATGTTGTAGGCGGTGGAGCATGTGAGAAGATAGGTTCTATTACTAAAGAGCATTACACAATGATAAAAGGTAATGATAGATTTGATACACTTTATAAGGCATTAGATTTTATTGATAGATAGATTGAGGATTGAATAAAATCCATTTACACTTTTCTTACATTTCATTTACACTTTTAATACAAATATACTATAAAAATACGATATAATTAAGACAGTTAAATTTATAATTAATATTAGTAAGAATCTTTAAAATAAATATAGCAACAGGTATATCATAACAAATAAATGACGAGAATTAGAGATAGTTAATCATGAGGATAACTGTCTCTTTTTTATTGTCGAATAAATCAGAGAGTGAAGGGATTGAATAGAATGAGAAAACTTGATAATATTAAGAAGGGCACTATAATTTTAGACATAATTCCTAATAGTGCAAATGGGAGAGATGCAATGAAAATTGAAAAAATTGAAATTAAAGGTATTGGTGGAATAAAAGAATTAAGTCTGAGGTTTAATAAAGGACTTAATATAATATGTGGTGCAAATGGTATAGGAAAGACAACTATTTTAGAAGTTATTTCACATCTTTTTTCTATACAATCTTCTGATTTAAAGAAAAATGCAAAATTTGATTTAGGAGAAGCAATAGCGGATTATTCGTTTGAAGATATAGAAGCTGTACATAAAAGTACTTATCAAATCAATGATTTCAATGCTTCTGTGAAAGAACTTATTTTTGATAATCGAGATAAAAAAAAATATAGTAAATTTGTGTTGTTTTTTAAGACACATAGAGAATTAAATTATTCAAAATTGGATGGAATAACTGGAGATGAAACATATAGTGATGATAGTACATCTTATATGGCTGATTTAGGTATAGATTCAAGTAAAATAAAAAATTGGTTTATTAATAGACTTCTTTTTTCTAAGCAAGAAGGTTCTCTTACAAAAGAACAATTATGTAATTTAGACTTAGCAATAGAAATGATTAGTATTTTAGATAAGAATGTATCATATTCTAGAATTGTATCAGATTCTTTAGATTTAATGATAAATACTCCTCAAGGAGAAATTTATATAGAATATTTATCATCAGGATATAAATCATGTTTTTATATATTATTAGGTATAATTAAGGAATTAGAATATAGATTTACTAAACCTTATATTGAAGTTAAGGATTTTGATGGTGTCATACTAATTGATGAGTTAGACTTACATCTACATCCAGAATGGCAAGTTAAAATTGTAAATGCATTAAAAGTATTGCTTCCAAAGGCACAAATTATAGCAACAACACATAGCCCTAATATGATACAAACACTATCACCAGATGAAATTATACCATTAACCATGGATGAAAATGGTAATGTGCGTAAAAAAGACTTAGAGTTAGGTGAATATGGATTGCAAGGATGGACTATTGAAGAAATATTGACAGATGTCATGGGAATGAAAACAACTTCTTCTGAGTTATATTTAGATACAATGAAAAAATTTGATAGAGCTATGGATAAAGAGAATGTAGATGAAATCAAGAAATACTATGATATCTTGATGAAAATGTTACATCCAAATAGTACACTTAGAACAATACTGAAAATACAAGTGGCAGGAATAATAGATTGATAAAAATAAATAGAACAAGAAAGCCTATTGAATTAACAGAAGAATTTAAAAATAATAAAGAAAAAAGCGTGTGGAGGAAAAAGTATATTACAAATGCTCTACTTGAGATGTCTCATGGAAAATGTTGTTATTGTGAAATGAAATTGATAGAAGAGGGCAAATCACTGAATGTAGAGCATTTTCACCACAAAGACAAATATCCTGATGAAGTAGTGAAATGGGAAAATTTATTGCCATCTTGTGGGAGATGCAATAGTGAAAAGGGTACTCATGACACTAAATTAGAACCTATAATAAATCCTGCAATAAATAACCCAAAAGATTATTTATATTTATATAATTATAGATATAAAAGTAAAAATAGAAATAAACTTGGTAGTGATACAATTGATATATTATATTTGAATGATACAGACAAATTAATTAAACCAAGAGTAAATATTTGCATGGCTTTATTCAAAAGGTTAGAGTCTATAAAAACATTTGTTGAAGATTATCAAAATGGTACAGGAACACATACAAGAAGAAAAAATAAAATTATAAACGAAGTAAAAGGTGTATTAAGATGCGCTCAACCAACTGAAGAATATAGTGCTATTGTGGCAAATGTTATAGTAAATGATGATGATTATAAATACATAAAAGAAATAATGTCAGAATTTAACTTGTGGGATAATGAACTAGAAGAATTAGAAAGTAAAGCAAAAGAAATAATGTTAGATTCAGAATGAAATACATATTAAAATAACTAGATACAATTAAATTTGAAAGTATAAAAAAAGAAGGTGATAAAAATTTCTTTATCATCTTCTTTTTTTATACTTTCTTTCTTTAAGTTTTTTCTTTTTCATATCTTCTAATACATCTAATGCAGTAGTATAAAATTGTATTTCATCTCTGTAAGGCACAGCTATATCAAGAGATGTATTAATAGCTATAAATATGAGCACTATTATAGATGAGGATTGCAGAATTAAATTTATATAATTATCTTTAATATTTAATGAACTTAAAAATAAATTAGCAAGTAATGAAAAAACAACAGCCATAAGGGAGAAAAACAATGCATTACCAGGATTATTATTTTTCTCTAACTGACCTTTAATTCTAGTTTGCTCAATTTCTATCTTTCTAATTGTATTAATATTCTTAATTTCATTGTAATGATTATAAATTTTTGTGTAATATTCTTGATAATTTATTACACTTTCTTTATTTCCCTTAAAGTATTTTATATCCTTCTTGATTTGTTTTTTCTTTTTTATATTTTTAAACCAATATTTCAAACTCATAACCCCTCCATAAATCCATATAATATACTTTAATTTATAACACACTTAATAATATATATCAGCAATTTGTCGAACGATTTTAAATAAAAATAGAGCCAGGATACAAGAGAAAAATTTACAGAGATTTATTCTGATGATGTGTGGTCAACAATGGATAAGGCTAGATAATTTGTAAAGACAAAATTATAAGTTTTATATTTATAAAGATAAAGCTTTGATATATTTCATCCATAATTTTCAAAGACTTATATAAAAAGGAGTGTTTTATTTTTCTAAACACTCCTTTTTATATAAGTCTTTCAATAATCAATTTTTAAAATTAATAATATTGCTATTATTTCTTTTTCAAGTTTATAGTTTCTTCATTTTTATTCCAAGATATAATTACTTTATAATTAGATTCCCTATTTGAATAAAGACCTGGTCTTTGTCTTTTTATTATTTTTTCTTGACCTGATTCTAAAACTGCATCTTTTAAAATTATAATTGCATCTTCACCATCTATAAACTCATATGAATAATTAAATTTTTGCTTAACTACATCTTTACTGTCTTTATATTTTATTTCTAATTCTGATTGTTCTTCAGTAGTAACAAATTTAGCTGTCCAATGTTCTGATTCTCCAATAAAGATATTTTTATCATTTTTTATATTAAGTACAACTATCGCAGCGATTACTAAAACTATAAAAATACCTAGAAAAAGTTTTTTTCTCATACTGAGCCCTCCTTTGAATAATTATATGTATTATAACATGAAAACAGTTATCCAACATCATTATTATGAATTTTCTGAATTTTTTGATATTTATATTCTATCATGATAGAATATGTGGTATAATTAATAAAAAAGGAGGGATTAGTATGAATTCTAGGTTTAAAAAATCTGCAACAAGTATTTTATCTTTACTTGCAATGACAATACTATTACCAGCAAGTGTAAATGCTAGTGAAGTAGAAAATTCATCTATGAAAGTAACATATTCAGAGAAACAAGTAACAGATATGAACAAGTTATATGATATGGCTAAAAATGGAATCACTGATGTTAAAAGTCCCAACGAAAAAGGTATAATCAAAAATGAAAGAACAGGAGAATCTATGTATGTTGATGCTATATCAACAACACAATTATTAGAAGTCAAACAATCTAAAGATTTAACATCTAAGATATATTCTAAAACAGTTTTTTTAGATACTGATACAATAAAGCCCCTTAGAAAAGCAAGTATATCAGAAGACGGATGGGATAAAACTGGTGGTGTAAAAGCATCTGGTACAGTTACATATACAATATCAAAAGGAGATGGAGCATTCCAATATATTTCTGTCAGTAAAGTTTCTGGAAACTGGTCTATTGCAGATGGTCAGATTCGTGTAACAAATAGAAAGGTGTACATAAACCAAACTGGATTTGTTTCTAATGGATTAGGAATTAAGCAACAACAAAGGAAAGACCCAACATCAAATTCTTTTTCATATAATGCACCTTCTAGTTGGAAACCAGTGGGTAGAGATTCTCTTCAATATAATTGTGGGTTTGAATCAATTGCAACATTAGTAAGAGGAGGAAGCTCTTGGTCATTCAATTTCATCGTTCAACCTTAAAACATTTTAAGTGAATTTTATTAAAATTAAAGATATATTGACACCATAAAGATATAATAAAAAATAAAATTATAGTAAAAATTGTAATAATAAAGCGAACGAAAATTATCATACTAAAACATAAGACATGTTATAATTGTATTATATATACATTAACATACACCAAAGCACTCTTATAAAAAGAGTGCTTTTAGTGTATATTTTTTTACTTTTTTGAATGATTTTTGTCGTATGAATATATTCTGAATAAGGCTTTATGATAAAATAAATTTAAAGGAGTCTTTTTATATTAAAAATTAATATTTTAAATATTTAGAATTTATAAAACTTTAGGGAGATAAAACTGATGTTGTTAGGAGATGAAATTAAGTTGAATTTAGAGCCAAGTGATTTAATAAATTCTATACCATACTTTAAATCTGAATATTCAGATTTATGTGGTTTAGACGCAGATTTTATAAAGGAACAGTTATTGAAAGCTGAAAATAATGATAGAATAGTGAGTATGGCTCGAGGAGAAGGAAGAGCATTTGTTGTGGAACCAATTATTAAGCGTAATAATTATTGCAAATTTAGAAATAATTCATATGATATTTTTAATTCAATTCCATCTTATGAATATGCAATAAAAATAATAGAACGCTATAAAAACCATATTTTCAATCCAACTGAATATCGCAACAGTGTAATGAGAAGAGTAGGAACATATGAAAATGATATTTTCAATTGGGGATACAAATCAATGCACTCTTATATGGAATCATTACCTTTAAGAGAATTTTTAGAGCCAAATAAAGTTGATAGAACATTATTATTTGAGTTTCTTGATTTTATGAGAGAACTTTTTTCATATCAGTTAAGAACGTATCCAGGACGTTTTGATAATTCCAAAACTTTAGATGCCATAGAGACCATAAAAAATGCTATCATAAAAACAGAATCACATGATGATTTGCTTATAATTAAAGAATGGTTATGTTTTTTATTGCATACTGGAAATCATAGAGTATTTAAAAATATAACTCCATGGATTTCATTGTCTACAGGAAGCAAAAGATATAATATTGTACATAAATTTGCTTCTCGCAAACCATTTACTTCTTATAGAACAATATCTGAGAAACATACTTATAACGAAAAAGAAAAGTTTATATTTATTGATTATTGGGAGTATGTAGATAAGGAAAATTTAACTTTTAGGAATACAAATTACATTGTCAATAAACTTAAAAGTATGGGAGTAAATTGGTATGAAAATAGAAATAATGAAGTTATGGTAAAATATGCATTATTTCCTCAACAAATTATAGGGTATTATTATTTTGAGAATAGAAAATTACAATATTACTTTATTAATCCTCATTATTTGAAAGCATGGCAAAAAAATAAAGATTTTAAAATAGGAGATGAACTGTACATAAATCAAGAACAAGTAGTGTTTCCTTTTAATAATCCGTATAGAGTAATATACGGAAAAAAATATGGACATATTTCAGTAGTTGATAAGAGATAAATATTTTTAGGCTCTAATTATAAATAAAACAATATTATTTATCTTTTTTTAAAATTAATGACATAAAAATATATCTTATATATTGTTATCAATTATTAAATAAATCTTATATTGCATATGGAATAAATTGGAAAATATACTTATCCTAATTTAATTGATTACATACTATTATTAGTATAAAATTTAGTTATACATAAATTGGTAAGAGGTGTAAACTAATGAAGATTAATAAATTACCACATGCAGAACTAAAACTAATGAAGTATATTTGGGGAGTAGATGATGTATTAGCCTCAAGAGATATCATAGAAGTCATGAAGTTGAAGTATGATTGGAAAAAGAGCACAACATTGACATTTTTAAAAAATTTAGTAGATAAGGGCTTTTTAACTACTGATAAGGTAGATAGATGTACGCATTATACTATAGCTATAAAAGAGAAAGATTACTTAAAAGTTGAGACAAAGAGTTTTTTTAGTTTTATGCATAACAATTCATTTAAGAGTTTTATTTCAGCATTACATGATGATGAAGTTTTAGATAGTAAGAGCTTGGACAAATTAGAAGAATACTTTAAAAATTTGAAAGAAGAAGATATTGATGACTAATAAAGCTATCAGTATCTTTTTAGTTTGAGACAATTGAGAGTAGCGTTTGGATTTAATGTTAGTTTTATGTGATGGTAGAACATTATATAAAGAAAAGTGCTTATTTCCTTAGTATCTGATAGTAAAAAAAAATATAGAAAATAATACCAATTAAAATTTAAAGATATATGAAATACTACAATAGCTTAAATCATGTAAATATGATAAAGATATTGAAATTATAAAAGGAATATAATTTTAGAAGAAATAGTTGACAGATAAATTACCTTACTATATTATTGTATTAATAAAATGATACAATAATATAGTAAGGAGGTAATAAATGAAATCTAGAAAACATAATATTACAAAAGGATTATTTATAGTTTACATAATTATTTTAACATGGATAATACTATTCAAGTTGCAATTTGATATCTCATCCCTTGAAACCATGAATCTTAGAAGCATAAACTTAGTACCTTTTGCTGGGTCACTTATAATTAATAATAGAGTAGATATATCAGAGATTATATTAAATGTGGCTATATTTGTACCATTTGGGATATATGTGTGTATGCTAAAAGAAGAATGGAGCTTTATAAAAAAAGTTATACCTATTTTTATAACTAGTTTGGCATTTGAAACACTTCAATATATATTTGCACTAGGTGCAAGTGATATAACGGATTTGATAGGAAACACACTAGGAGGAATCATAGGAATAGCTGTTTTTATGCTATTATCGAAAATATTTAAGAATAATACCATAAAAATTATCAATGTATTGGCATTGATTGTGACAATTATTGTTGTATTATTTTTAGGATTAGTTATTTTTGCAAACTTATAGAAATAAGTATATATGTTTAGCTTAAAATAGAACGTAAGATACAGTTACATATAAAATTATTTACACATAAAAAGCACCTATACAGGTGCTTTCCTAAATTATTAAAGAATTATTGTATCTTGAAACTCTTGTATGTTCAATTCTTGATTTTCTCTTGTTTTTTCTAATAAATCTAACGCACAATTTATACAAACTTTAATTTCTGCATTGGTATTTTTCTCATAATAAGTTATATATTTATTTCTATATTTATCTATTTCTTTTCCACAACGACTACACATTACAATTACGCTCATATCTTAGTTCCTCCATCTCTAATTATTCTTAATATATTCAATAGTATCACTTTTCTGAAAATAATGATTGTTAAAACTGTATCAAATTTAGATTTACTTTTTATTATAATGCATTTTAATAAAAAAATAAAGGTTATGGGTAAAATATTTATAGAAAAAAG